CAGCGAACAATTAGGATGTCACCCGCCGCGCTTTTTTCCACCAGCTCATTCTCGGCGATAATATCCTCATGCCGATCGGATTTTAGCGACCAGAAGCACGCCTTTTTTGTTAATACGAAACTTGCTGGGTAACACATTTTTCATTGTCCTTTGTATTTCCACGCTTGGGCCTCCGTGCCCTTTACCAGACAAATCCTTCTGCCTGCCCGTTGTATGCGACCCTGCCGCTCAAGGTCGACCATACGCCTCGCGATCGCGTATCGGTCAAGCTCGGTAATCCATGTTGCCAGTTCCGCCGTAGTCCAATCCCGCTGCTTGAATCGCATCCAGTCCAGTATCAGCCTGCAATGACCTTGCCTCTTGCCGCTCCTGGTGAACCGTTCTTCCGCCATATCTGACGTTATCGGGTCCGAGGATTTCGAGGCAGGGGGGAATAGTTCAAATTGTGCATTGGTTTTCATAATAAACTCACGTCTTGTCTTGTCTTGTCGTGCCGAGTCACGTCTTGTCAAGCCCCGTTTTGTTGCTTCGCCTCCAGCATATCGGGCGTCACATAAAACGGATTTGTTCTACCACCAACCGCGACGACCATATAGGCGTGAACATAGCCCGTCACACTGTATTCCACATGGTCGTCAAACCACTGCGGTATACCATTATTTAGAGTACGCGTGCCTATGATCATGACCGTACGCGGCTGCGTGAGCGAGACCGGGACCCACTCATTCCTTCGATAGCCCTTGTTGCGGCGCAATTTTTGCGAAACAGTAGCGATGTCTCCAAATGTCATGGCTTGGCCTCCACTTGCAAATCCTGAAACTCCTTCACCGGCACGATCCCTACCGCCTGCTCATGCTCAGCCAGCTTGCGGGCGGCGAACCGGACCGCACAGGCAAACTCGCGGCAGGGTCGTTGTGCATACGCACTCAGCAGGGCGTAATAGTCTCTCTTGCGATCAAGTAAGGTCATGCGGAACATACGCAGTCTCCTTCCTGTTAAATAAAAGCCGGGGCGCACGACGCACCCCGACTTCGGAGGGAAGAAATATCAAAGAAAGAGGGTCCGGCAACCGCTGAGGACGGGGATGCACCGGACCCCGCACGACCGTCGAGTCGTGTAGATTGTCTGGCTGAATAAAACAGATGTGATTTTTCGACGGTCGTGTTTGCCATTCCTCAGTATCCTCAGAAAACCTGATTCATGCTTCAATTATGATAAGATACTTCATCCTTCGGCAATGTCAACAGGCAACTTTAGAAAATTCCGCCAATCAGCAGGATAGTGCCAATCGAACACAAACGAACATTGTGATAAAACTCCCCCCAGCACACGCCGGAGGGAGTTCGGAGGAGGGTGATGAAAAGCCTAATTGGATGTTTGCCAAAGTCCCTTGCAGCATTCGCCGTTCGGCAAACGGGCCTTGACGATGCATTTGCACCGGCAGACTTGGCAATAGAGCGCATCGCCTTCCCTGAATATGTGATTCGCGGGCAGGTGGGATGTAACGTCAGGGACTTTATGGAGGTATTTTATGATCCCCCCGGCATTGTCCATCAGCCACGCTGCCCGCTCTTTTCTTGATAACCACGTCCGGTACTCGCAATGTCGGCAGATAGAATAGCGTTTGATATATTCCGCAGAATCCCGACCGCCGATTATCTTTGCTCTGAAATGTCGGGCATACGCCTCGACAATCTCGCCCGCTACTCTTGCCCGTGTTTTATCGCCACAGCATCCCATCAGACCTCATCCCAATATAACTCCCAATCTGCATCGACCCCCGGCTCGATATTCAGGCTCGATTCTATCGCCTGATAGAATGACGCTTTCCACGCCACAAGGTCATCGACATCGTAAGTTGTTCCGCTGTCCCATTCGGGTATTGCACCCGGGCGCCATGCTATCGTAGCGTCCCCATATTCGATTGTAGCAGGCGGACCGTCCGAGTCCCTGCGTCCCCCGCAGAACGTACTATTGCCCGTTAGAGGGGTACTGTCGAGCGTAATCTGCCCTCCTGTGGTGCAGCCACTTTCATACCCCGATCCGCTGCCGGAGCCCGCCGCCCAATGTATCTGATACGCCGTATCGCCGACGCTGTATCCTCCAAGCGTGAGATCGGTCGTGCAATCGTTATCGTCGTTATCCCATCGAATGTCTACATAATAGGAACCGCCGTGATTGACGTACAGATTAACCCCCACCGTCACATTGAACCCATCACTATCCGTAGTCGAAACCGAAAACTCCCCGCAGGTACTGCCCGTCAGATCGTCCGCGTGAACAGTAGTTACATGGGCGGAGTTTTTCCAGACGATTTTCCCTGTTATCGTGTAAATCGCCGGTGATCGCCCGCATCCGCCATAGGGGTAATAATCATCCCATGTGCTATTGGCGCAGGAAACCGTATTTGCACATACCTCCCAATAATCGGTGTCCCCGACCGCATTACCCTGATTGTCGTCTACAATGCTGCGGTATGTTTTGCCCGAATCGGTACAGAGGTCACCGGTCATGTAATTCGTACCCGCATTGTACGCAACGGTATCGGGGTCGAGAAAACAACAACAATCATTGGCCGGTGAGGTCTGCATGGAGGCACAGCAGGAAGTGCAGATAGCACCCCCCCACCCCAGAAGCACCTTCCCGCTGCTCGTTTTGATAATCATCAGCTACACACTTCGTACGCGAAGAATGTCTCCACGCTCCGCCACGTCCCGGAGTCATTAACAACCCAGAACCAGTCCCCATCCGCCAGAGACGGTATTGCCGCGTTAAGCGCCGTCCCGCCCTCCATTCTGCACGTCACGGTGATTTCGGTAGAACTGTTGTCGGTATCGAGATAGCACGCCACGGTCGATACTGCACCAGGGGTTGTTTTGACATACGCTTTGCGGACCTGCAAACTGCCCCCGCTCGTGCCGCCGTGCGCAATCAATCTTTGCAACCCTTCCCGACTGATTGAGATAACAACCCCCGCCTGTGTGCGCCTGACCTGGATAGGGTTCTGCCCCTTGAGATTCCAGTTGAGCAGGGTGTCGATGTCCGCCCGCTGGCGGTTCAACCGGTCCCGCAAGCGCTTCGGCCCTTTGGTAAACAGTTTGCCTTGCAGAAGCCCCATTATGCAGCCGACGCCCTCAGTATCACCGGACCGTCAGGCTCCGTCCATGCGGTGATAGTCGTATCCGCTGGATCATGCTTGAGCGTTCCGCCCGCGTTCAGTTTCAGATTCGATATGGTACGCGCACCCGCTGATTTGGCAAAATCTGCCGTGCCCCCGTTGTTGACGACAAGCGTGGTAATCGTGCCGGTAGAATTGAACTCTGCGTTGCCGCCGTTTACGTTTGCGGTAGTAATGGTCCCCGTGCCTTCGGTGCGGATTGTTCCCGCATCGATATTGACCGTCGTCACCGTTCCCCGCACAACCGTATTGCCCGCCCTGTTATCAAGTGTGGCGAGTGTCAAGCCACTGCCGAGGTAGACGTAAGAGTCGGTCAGCTTCGCCGTCGTATACCCAACTGTTATAGTTGCGAACTGTCCAACATCACCGGTCTCCCACTCCACTGCAACCTTGCCCTTGCGGACTTCAAGCGTATTGCTTGTGTGTGCTCCGAGAATCCTTACAGGCGCTTTTGTACTGTCCGATGAGGTTCCGGTGTTGTAGACCTTCACCGCCGTCTGCACAGCCCCCAAGTCCAGTTTGATAAGCGCCGATCCCGTTGGTGTCCCCGGTCCCTCGTGATGTCCTATCTTGACCGCCGTAGCACCGATTTGCAGGTAGTCGTCCGAGTCGCCGATAGTGCCAGTGAAGCTCTGCGCGATGTTGAGCGATGCAACCGTCACCGCCGACTGACCGAACCCCGCCGTTACGTTCTGGGAACTGTCCTCAAGATATACATTGTCCGAGGCAATCGGGATATTCGTGAAGGTCACATAATCGACCGCCTTTGAATCAGGATCAGCATCGTCCGACGTGCGCACGTAAATCGTGCTGTACCCGAGTGTGTCATTGTCACCATAATCCCACTGGCCCGCCGTTAGCGAACCCATCGTGCCCTCAGTGGCATTGGATCCGTTCAACTGCACATTTACCGGGTCTTCGAGTGACGGATCGCCGCCGCCGACCAGTTCGCAGTAATACTCGGCTGTCCCGCTTCCCGACGCGGTCCACTTGTAAGTCGCGTTTCTGACACTGATAGGCTTCCAGTTATCGGCAACGCTCCAATCGCCTTCGTTGCCGCTGTCCGTTCCAACCCATATTTTATTACTCATTATAGTAACTCCAAAGCGTCAAAGTTCTTTTCTGCGTATGTCTTGACCGGTTTACTGCCAACGCCGCTGAGGTTGTAGGTGTGCCCCTCTACGATGTCGGAAGGTGTCTGTCCCGTGTTTGGGTCAACGAACCTGATAGTATCATCCCACCCGTCCTTGCGATAGATAAACGTGTATGTGACATCGTAGCTGATACCGTTATCCTCAGAACGCCCGCCGATACCGGTGCATAGCCATGTCTTCGCTTCCGCCGACGGGTCAAGTCGCCACGGTCCATCATTGACAGTGCCCTCATATTCCAGCTTCTTTGCCGTCAAATCGATGCCGGTAATCAATTCCGTTCTGGTTATGGATATTGGCGGTTCCGGCTGAATCTTCTGGATATAGCCCGGCTGTGTCTTGGTGATGCCCTGCAAGTCCGTGTTGTACTCGTAATCGGCGGGGTAGTCGTATTCCACGGTTTGAAGCTTCCCGTCCACGTCCTTGTCCGTCTCCACCTGCGAAACCGAATTGCCAACCTCGATAACCGCCGTGTGAAAGTTGTACTGCTGATAGGTGATACGGAACACAACCTGATCAGATGACAACGCCGTCGGGACTATCTCCGTCACCACGCATAAGGGAATAATCGGGTGGTTGGTATTGATGTCGACGCCCGCCCCAACAAGTGCCTGGTACGCATTGAACACTATCTGCTCGCCGGTTCCCACAACACCGTCAACCGTAGCTATTCTGGTTATCGTCCAGCCCGCTCGCGTAAGAGTCCAGCTTGCCCCGTCTATCTGCGATAAAGTGACTGTTGCCATTAGTTAAGGCCCTCTTTCGTTGCCATAGTCGTCAACAAACCCGTCTGTTTCTGCAACTCCATAAGAGATTTAGACTGGTATGTCTGCGTACCCATGCGCCCGCTATCGAGGCCCTTGACGGATACGAGACTTTCCCGGACAACCTCGAACTGGCCGGCGTTGTAACTGGACTTGCTGGACGCTGCGCCGTGCAAATCCTCAATGGCCTTTTTGCCTGCCCGCAGGTAGGTATCCCAACTGATAACCCCTTCCATAATTAGGTTGTCCAGTTCGTCCATCTTATCAATGAAGTTTTCCAGCGGGGTTCGGGTATCCTTCCAAATCTGGTCGGCTGTTTTGAATAGCATCTCAAGTCGTTGTGTTTCCAGTTCCAGGTCGTTTTGCGAGAACAAAACACCTTGACGGGCAGCGGCGTCTGCCGCCATTTTCGCCCGGAAGTCTGCCGCTTTCTTCTCCATCTCACTGAAAAACACCATCATCTTGAGTTGATTGACACCGGGCATAGCGTTGCCGCTTCTATCCAATGGCCCAAGAATATAGTCACTCAGATTCTTGCCCTTGAAAATATCCTCCAGTTTGTCCGCAAGATGGGCAAGTGTCAGGGCGAGCCGCTTGAAGATGTTTTCGAGTTTCGATGCTGCCCCTTCCCCGCTGTTCGCCCATTCGGTAAACCCGGTTGCCATTGCTTCAACTGCCGGTGCAAGTTCGATTACGAGAGTATTCCGCAACCCTTCGAGTACCGCCTTTGCCCGCGTGATTGCGTCGTTCGCCGCCTCAACCTTCGACGCATCGTAACGCGAAAAGGCAATCCCCAGCTTCTCCGCTTCCTTGCGATACGCCTCCAATCCTGCCCGGCCCTTATTGAGCATATTGAGCAGTTGCATTCCACCGCGACCGAACATGTTGTATGCAGCGAATGCCTTATCGGATGCGGAGGCCATTTGGGAGATTGAATCGGCAATGGTCAGGAATGCTTCCTCCGGTCCCATCATAATCAAATCACGCGCAGACAATCCCATCGCATCGAGGCCATACTTCGCCTGCCCGATACCCGCCTTCGTTTCGGCGAGGCGGCGGGTCATCATTTGCAGACCTTTCTGCATATCCTGCATGGATGCACCGTTTATCTTCGCCGCAAGCTCAAAGCCCTTTAACGCCTCTGTGCCTATCTGCAACTGGTCGGCAAGTTTAGCCGTCGCGTCGATAGCAGCCATTGTCTGTTTTATCATGTACCCCAGACCGGCTATCCCGGCGAACGCGATAATCCTCGCACCCAATCCCATTATCATGTGGCGGGTTGCCTGGGCCTGACGCGCAAAGAATGACATCTGCCGACGGGAACGCTTCATGTTCCTGTCGAACAAGCCGGTCTTGGCGATGAGCGACACAACCAATGACCCTATATTCGCCACTATTTAGCCTTTCTGAATTTACTGAACTTCCTTATCAGGTCTTCCGTTGTGTCCACTTTCGGCAAATCAAAATCCAGCATGAAATCCTTAATAGTCAGCGGCCTCTGCTTCGAGGTTCGCACCGAGTTCGCTATCGTGCAGGCAATCAAAGCCGCGCGCAAATCGGCCCTTCTGTCCCCGATAGGTTCTATACTCGCAAATGCCATCCATTCGGACAACTCCGCACTACTTATCTCGCTCAACAACTGCGATACCGTCTTGCCCAGATGACCTGCTAACTGGAAGTAGAACCGCCGCTCGGGGCGGCGTCTGAGTTTTTTGCCAGTCCGTCGATCTCCGCTGACCCTATCCCAGACAACTTCTGCGCGCGGGTGAACACACGGTCCAACGCCGCTGCGCTCCGCTGGCCGAGAATATGTATCTCCGAGTCGTTGTACAGCCGCTTGCCAACGTTATCGACGAGAGTCATTGCGCACAGGATAGTCCGCAAATCTTCGCGGGCCTTACCATCCTGGAACTCAAAACTCATGCGCTCGATAACCGCTCTGTCCGTCGCCGATATGGGGCGCAGATTCACCGACCCGCCCCATTCAGGAACATCGAACAACTCGATCGGCCTGTCGTCGACAGCATCTATCTGGGCTCTGTTCATTGCCATATTGTTACCCTTTCACTTGTTTAGGCGAGGTCTGTGTATGTCGGAACGCCGGTCAGCTTGACCGTAATCGATTGTGTGACCTTATCATCGTACGGAACGGCGTGGCCAAGCGAGGTAATGAACCCGCTGCATTGCAGGTAACTGTTGCTGGTAACGGCCGTATTCGTCCCGCCATCGCCCATCGTCAACCACCATGTATATGCGGATGCGGTGTAAATCCCGCTCGCACCGAGAAGGCTGTTAGCCTCACCCGCCGCGCTGCCGTCATAGTTGAGAGTCGCCGACAGTTCGCCCGCGTCGATCATGCCGGGTATGAACTCCCTATGCTTACTCGTACTGTCCATTGTCGATACATCGAGAGCGTCGCGGGATATGCCGGAATGGTCCGCATTGCTGACATTGGCAATCCGCGTTGCACTCGTCGGCTGTGTGGTGGTTCCGTAGAACAACCCCGCGCCGTGCCCATGCGTTGCATCACTCATAATTACTTACTCCCGCCTAACTCGTAGGCTCATCAAAAGAGATAATCACATCGAACCGCTTGCCGTAGCGGTCGATAACGTCTGTTCCCGGGGTCTTGTTTATCATGTCCCCTTCATTCTCCGAATGGATACATTGGACATTCCGATTGGCAACTGTTCCGCTGTACCCATCCATTGTCTTTCGTACCGCTTCGAGGCAATCCTTCGCCACGTTGTACGTCGTCGCCCAGCAGTTGATCTGGTATCTGCTCATACAGAACCCGCTCGGCCCGTCGAACGTATGGTCGCGGTTGGCGCTGATGCACTGGAAGGTCAGGTAAGGCAAAGACGCATCCTGCGGCGCGATGATGGGATAGACCCGTGTCGCCACAAGGTTCGTCACGTTCGATGCGCCCGTGAGAATGTCCACTATGCCTTCTTCTATGGTGTCATCAGCCATGTTTCGCCGCCCTTGCAATTCCTTCCATCAGCTTCGCAGCTATCCGTTTATGTGCCTCCGCCGTTCTACTGTCGAACGCACTTCGAGCAAACGGGATAGCAGGTACAAACCCGCCCGCCCTGTCGACGTGCCCCCACTCGATAGCAGCGGGGATGTACTGCTCTGTTCCGTCGGCGCTTACGTCGACAAACTCAGGCACGTCACTTCTGCCCTTCGTAAAGGTGTTCAGTCGATATAGCCCGCGTTTTCGCTTGCCCGCCCGGGTAGCAAGATTCTTCGCTATCAGCGAACCCATATTGCCGCCAACCATAGTCCGTGCGTTGTCACGCATCTTCTGCCGAATAGGTATGGAGCCCGCCCGCAAAGACTGTCTCACAATCTTTCGTGACATCTGGATATCGAGTTTGGCAAGTTTTCGCTCTATCTCAGCCGCGCCGAATAACTGCATATCAAAGGAGGTCATGTGGCAATCTCCTTGCACAGCAGTTCGACATATTCGTTTACTTCACGCTTGTTAAGTATCGCAACTACCTCGAACGTGCGGGACTTTGCGACTATCCTTGCCTGCGCCGTAATCGATGCTCGGTAGCGGGTTATGATGCGGTGCGTCGTCTCAGCATGTATCTGTTGAGCCTGCAACAACTCCCTACCCGATAGCGGCTCAATAGCACCCCAGACGGTTATCGTGGTACTCCACGTCTGTATCGGCTGGCCGTAGCTATCCTGTGCCGCCGTCGCGGTTTTGACCGCCAATCTGTGTCGCAATCTGCCGTTCTGGACCGTCACAGAATCATCCTCCGTTCGCAGTACAAAAGATGATGAACGCCGAGCGGAATCTGTGCCATAGCGTTACCCGCAGCCTCCCGGTGCTCGTACCAGTGCGCAACAAGCAACTTAATAGCTGCCTTGACCGTATCCGGCACATCGCCAGCAGCACCGTAACCGCACGATACGGTAAGCGTGACCGCGTTTGTCAGTGCCCGCGTACTCGGCCATGATGTACCGTATGCCTCGGTAATCCGGCCCGGGGCATTACTCGCATCAACCCGGTAGTTCGCACTGCTCAATGTTTGCGAATCGCCTGCTGTGTCGACGTAAGCGATACTCGTTACAGATATGAGCGGGGGATACGGGACAACAAACACCTTCGGAAACTCGTCGTAGTAGAACACGCGAGTCTGTGTGATATACGAACGTCTTTGAAACTCCTCGCAGAATGTCGTAGCCGCCGAGATAAGCGTGGTAATCAGCGTATCGTCAGCCGTCTCACTGCTCTCAATGCGAAGGTGCAACTTCATATCGGCAAGAGCGACCGGATACGAGCCGCCGCCGGATTCGGCAAGTGTGCTCTCGCCGACGATCATAAAGTTGTAATCCTGCTTGAACGTCCGCCCGCTGATTGTCCATGTAATCAGTATCAGGTAGTTTTTGCCGAACTCAAAACCGGAATCTGCTGCAAGATCGACCGTCTCAGTGTAAAGCCCGGTAAGGCTGCCGAGTTTCGCCATACTGCCGGTCGTTATCGCCGTCGATGTTTCCTGTTCATAAATAGCATAAGTCGGCGCACTGTCCGCGTCGGCAGCCTGACCCTGAGAGTTCCGTACCTGATGACTCCATACATAATCATATTCGATAACGCCGAGTGCTGGTGCGCCCATAGTTTCGCTCCGTTAAAACCACAAACTCGGTATAAAGTACGCCCGCTCGATATACACAACATCATCAACAGCAGGAGTGAACGAGAATGCCTGATCCACCGTTACAACCCGTCCGCTGCTGTAATCAATGATGCACCGCGTTTCCACGTTGCTATCATCCGCGTCAACAATTGTAATGAGCATGTTGTTGAATGCATCATTTACTGTAGGTCCGCCAGTCAGGGTAAATGAAAATGCCGTGTCACTTGTCGCAATATCCGTGCTTAACCCAGTCAGTGCGGCAATGGCATTGATGATGGTCGTCTGGTTCGCTGATGTCGCATCGCCTCCTGAGACACTGACACCCAAATACGCCCGTTCAATGACTACCACGTCACCTGCTGCCGGAGTAAATGAGAACGCAGTGTCCACTGTCACCACTAATCCAGATGTCCAGTCTGAGATTCGCCTGGTCTCGATACTGCCATTTCCATCCCCGTCCGTAACGGTGATTTGCATATCATTGTATGCGTCATTGACCGCGGTGCCTGCCGCAAGGGTGAATGACGTCGAGGTGTCGCCTGTATCGACCGTTGTGCTGAGTGAGGTCGCCGCACCGGATGTCCACGCCACGTCCCCACGGTCCCTGATAGCCTCCAAGGAGTCCGACGCAACGCTGAAATCACTCGTATCACTGCCTTTTGTGATGATGTTCGATATTATCGACCCATCGGTAATCTCCGTTGTCATATCGGCATTATTCGCCACGGCGGTTTTCAGCAGGTGATCTAAGTTCAGTGCAACCAGCGCATCATTTACCTCGCTCTGCACCTCGGCATCCCAAGATGCATTCCAAGGCAGTGCCGTCAGATCCGCACCGCCTGCCCCTAGCGCATCATCCACCTCCGATTCGACCTCCGCATCCCATGCCGCGTTCCACGGCACCGCGGAGAGAGATGCACCATTCGCACCTATCCGGGCATAGCTGTCACCCGTCTGCCAGGTTGATGCCTCGAACGGAAACACGATAAAGGTATTACCCACCGACGGTGTCGCGGGGAAGTTCGGCGTCACGGTAAAGGCATACGTTGGTGCGCTGTAGGTCTGCGAGACGATTTTTCTGACGATGGCCCCGTTGGTATCGACGTTGAATACAATGATCGTGCCCCCCGCCCATGATCCGGTCAATGGATACGCCGGGTCGATGTCGGTCGTATAGATGTAATTTGAGCCCGCCCCGCTGACCGTTCCCGTCGCCAGCCCGAGCATCGACTTGATCTCAGCGTCGATATTGGCTGCCGTCAGCGTGCTCAATGCCGATGTTCCACCGGTCAGCAGCGTCCGCAGCTCATTAGCTGTATCCATCGCCGCAGTATCGAGCAGAATCTCATTGATGTCGGCTCCATTGTCGTTGCCCGTCTGCGCCGTTCCGGCAACGTACGTGGTGTTCGCCGGCACGGCATCCACGGTGGTCGCACCGTCGATAAGCGCGTTGTTCAGATTCCCATCCCGAAAGCCTATCGTTGGTCCTCTCCATGGAAGTACCCCTGTGCATACACCTGTGAACCACCCATAGCCTTCAGTGTCGTTATTTATCGACGCACCCCCGGATGCCGGGATCTCGATCGTATAAACCCCCGCATCCCCCTGGTCGGTCCAGTCATAGACCCCCCCGGTCGTCGGTGTAACCTGCGTCACCGAATATGCCCCCGCCGTTGTCACAAAATGCCAGTAGAGGGCCATCCCCGCCGCATCGTAGGCGACCGCCGCCTCTATAGTCTTGAAATCCGTGTCGTCAATCAGCGGCATGATGTTCACCGGGGCCTCAGTAATCGCCGCATCCACGTCGAACCACATATCCACCGCCGCCGCTCGGGCCGCCACCATGATTACAAGTGCAGTGATGATCCGTTTCATCTCATTGATTCCCATAATAATACCACGGCGAACCGAGCACGCCGCCCACCGTATAGTCCACGTAGATCGAATATGCACGATTGCCCACTACTGCCGATGACGACGCTGGGTCTGGGAGCACTCCAGCCGAATATGACTGTGACTCGTTCCTGACGCCCGGGCCTCCCACAGAATCATAATACATTCGCAG